CTTAGGTGTTCTAGCTATCTTAGTTGGAGTATGGCAAAAGATGAGAATAGGTGGTGGAAGTATTTAAACATCTATTGAAAATGTTTAAAAAAGGGCAAACTGCAGGACTAATTACTAGTCTTGTTTTCGGAATTGCTTCATTAGTTATTGGAGTTATAATTGCTTTTGTAATTGTATCTACATTATCAGGTGCAGGATTACTTGAATCTAGTAGAAGTACTGGAACTGTAACAGATGAAACGGATGGATTTATCAATTCAACAACTTATCAAATTGCAGGACTAGATACTAATTTTATTCCAGGAACAATATCTATTGTAGCTAAGAATTTTACAGATGGAACAACCATTCCAGCTGCAAACTATACTCTTAGTTCTACAGGTGTTTTAACAAATGCAACTATTGTTGTATATACAAATGTTACCTTAGATTATTCTTTTAGCATATATTCTGCAGAAGAATTAAGTGGAGATGCACTTAGTGCAAATTTCACAAGAGGAGTAGATAATGTATCAGCTAAAATTCCCACAGTATTACTTGTTGCAGCTATTGTATTAATACTTAGTGTATTAGCAATTCTTGTAGGAGTATGGCAGAAAATGAGAATTGGAGGCGGTTCTATTTAAACAAATCAATTTTTAATTTTTTTTTCTTTTTTTTTTAATTTTAGTAGGATTTATAAAGTTTGGATTATTGATAAATTCAATATAAAATGAAATCTTATTTATTTTTAATTCTAAATTTTATACTATTACTTTTATTAATTCCAACAATTTCTTCTTTTAAACCTTCTGAATTTGATTTTGATTATCCTTCCATAGAATTTGATAACAATACGGCCTTTGTAAATAGATCTGATTTCTGGGATAATTTAGATACTCCTGATGATATTTTCATAGGAGATTTAGATACTGATGGGGGTCTTTATATGGATTTAAATGATGTTATTTCTTTTGCTTGGGGTTATACAGGAATAGAAAACTTATATTCTATGCAATTAGAGAAATACCTTTATGATATTAGTAATAATGTTGTTTTAGATATAGGAGAAAGAACTCTTAGTGGAATAGGTGGTTTAATGATAGATTTTAAGAATTTAGGACACATAGATTTTTTTGATAATAATTTAACAACAACTGGAAACATAACCGCAAATTTAGTAACTGCAAATATTTCTATGAACTATCTTAATTCAGCAACTTATACAACACTTCAAGATTGGAGTGATACAACTCAAAGTGCAGGGAAGATAAGTGGGGGAGTTTTTACTTCAAATGGAGATGGAACTGTAAAAGTATCTGCAGGAACAGGGATTATTAAATTAATTGATAGTCCAATAGCTCCTAACTACTTTTTTGATTGGGTTGAAAATGCAAGTGTTCCCTTAGTTGATAATGCTACAAATTATATTTATATTGATGTAAATGGAGGAACTCCAGACATCAAAGCTACAATCATAAAATCAGATGCAAATAATAGGAATAAGATTTTATTAGGAAAAATATTTAGAGAAGGAAATGATTTACATAAGGCAGAAGCAGGAATGGTAATTACAGAAGCAACAAAAAGAACCCTTACTTATTTTACACAAGTGTTTGGAGAAGTTGTAAGGGCAAGTGGTTATCTTATTGCTGAAACAGGAAATAGATATTTAACCACAACTAATGGGGTTTTATTTGCAGGATTAACAAGATTAACTACTACAGCAATAGATACCTCTGGTGCAGGTGTTCTTGAATATTATTATAGAGATGCAGGAGCAGGTTGGAATGAATTTGAAGCAGATACAATTAATAATTCTCATTGGGATGATGGAACTGGAACATTAAATACATTAACTCCAAATAGATATGGGGTTCATTGGGTTTATGGAGATGCAGATGGACATTTAATGGTAGTTTATGGACAAGGAGATTATACCTTAGCACAAGCAGAAGCAGTACAACCTCCAACAACATTACCAAATCATGTTGCTGAATTTGGGTTTATAACTGCAAAAATAGTAGTTAAAGAAGGGGAAACCAATTTATTTGAAGTTGAAAGTGCTTATGATATTGCTTTTACTCCAAGTGGTGCAAGTGTTCATAATGAATTGAGTGGATTACAAGGTGGAAGTGCAAATGAATATTATCATTGGACTTTTTCTGATTATACTAATAGATTTTTAGCAGATGGAACAATCCCAATGACTAGTAATTTAGATATGGGAACTAATAATATTACTAACCTTAGTGAGATTAGAAATTCAGTAAAATCAGATGTTATACCTGCCTTAAGTCCTGAAGTTTATTGGAAGTTTGAAGATGATTTATTGGATTCAAGTGGTAATGGAAAAACACTTTCAAAAATCGGAGGAATAGAAGCTTATGCTATAGGAATAGGTATTGAAACTAAAGCAATAGATTTAGATGGCTCAACAGTTTATAAGGCAACAACTTACAGCCCTATTGAAAATGATGACCCTCGTTCTGTAAGTGTTTGGTTTAAAACTGTTTCAAATAATAAAATGGCTATAGTTGATTGGGGAGATGTTTTAGCTGATACAAGAAATTCTTTTGGAATATGGCTTGAAGACTCTGGAGATAATTCTGTTATAACTATTGTTTTTGGCTCTGAGTCATTAGTAGGAACAACTGAATATTTAAATGATGGAGAATGGCATAATGTAGTTGTAACTTATTCAGGGGGGCTTGTAACAAATAATTTTATTATGTATATTGATGGGGTTGAGGAAACCTTAGGAAGTGTCCCCGCAATAACATTAGATACTGACTCAGATGATGTAGCAATAGGAAGGTCTTCTACTCATAATGGATTTTATTTTGATGGAAAAATTGATGAAGTCGCAATATTTGGAGATATTCTAACTCAAGAAGAAGTAACTTCAATCTATGATTCACTATCTGGAAAATTAAATATTATTAGTAATGTAAAGATTACAGGAGATTTAGTAACTCTAGGTGCAAATACAGCAGAAGATTTTCTTGAAAGTTCTGTAGTTTTAGATAAAGAGGGAACAACTGCATTAAGTCATTTTACTACAACAAGCGAAGAAAGAACTAAGGATGGAGAGTACGACCATGAAAATGTCGACGACGATTTAATAAAGGTTTTAGTTCCATTAAAAGAAAAAGTCCCCGAACATTATGTAAAGTCTGTTAGCAAATTAGTGGAATTAATGAGAGATGCAATTTATGAAATTAAAACTTGGATGGGAATAACAGATGATAGAATTGAAGAATTAGAAACGGAAAACCAAAAGATAAAAGATTGCACTTCATCTTCAAAAGATTTCCCAGAATATAAAACTTGCATTGCAGGGATGGACATTATATTCTGATGGTAGTAGGTGGTATGATATAAAATATTAATTTTAAATACCTAAGATTTATATATTAAAAAGATTTCTTTTAATTGTGCTTCACCCATTCTAAATCGTGAGGTTTTAAAGTAAGCACACTTTTTATCGTCGGTGGAAATTGTAAAGGTTCGCATAATCTAGATGGGAAGGTTTTATAAAGGTTATTCTATAATAGATAATATGACAGATGACAAAATTTACAGGACACTTGAATTCTTTAAATCAACTGGTAAGAAAATTCATATTAAAATTATAGCTGGAGCTGATGAAGGGTTATTTAGAAATGGTTTTGTTTTAGATGTTTCTTTAGATCAAAGATGTTTTGTATTTGTTGATGATGTTCTTGGAGAGAGGCCTTATTTATTTGAAGAGGTTGATGAAAATATAAATGTTTATAGGGAGAAGGGAGAATGATAGAATTTACTAATCCAACTGAACAAGACTTAGAAAGAGAAGATAGAGAATTAAAAAAGAACCAGGATGATTACTGGGGAGATAATGATGTGGGGGTTTGTTGTTGATGGAAGAAGAAAATCAATTATATAATCCTAATGCAAACATTAATAGGAAAAAAGTTTTAATTATTTTAGATAAAATAATATATCCTAAATCTTTAAAAGAAATAATAAATGGGATGGATTTTAAGAAAAAAGAATTTGAATTTAATTTATTTTTAAAAGATTCTTATGTTTGGGTAATAAGTCTTCACGATACAAATGAAAAGAGATTAGATTTAATAACTAAAGAGATTAGAAATGAATTTTGTAATCAATTTAGTAAGGGGGGGGTAATTCATTTTAATGGAACAGAATTTATTGAAGAGTTAAGCAATTTAAAAGAGAAAATAAACAATGGAATTCCAGAAAGATTATTCAATGAATGGTTTATGAATTTAGCTATCCATTTAAGTAAAATGAAACATCCATTAGATAATTCTGGAAAGATTAAAAAAAAATATTTACCTGGTAGCCATATAGTTTCATTTAAATATAAGGTAGATAATTTACCTATAGTTTATTCAAATTACTTATTTATTTCTTCTGATGGAACAATGTTATCTAAACCATATATAAACGAACTTGCAAAAAAATCAGAAAAAGAAGCTAATGAAAAATTATTTAATACTGAAAAAAAGAAAAAAATATCTAAAAGAAATCCCTTAGATTCAAAACTAAGGCATGAAGTATTCAAGAGAGATGGATATAAATGTTTAGAATGTGGTGCTACTAATAAAGAAAAAACATTACATTGCGATCATATTATTCCAGTAGCACAAAATGGAACTGATGAGATGGACAATTTACAAACTTTATGTGATGATTGTAATTTAGCCAAATCGGATAAATGTTGGAAGGGAAATTTAAATGAGGTGGAGAATGGAAAAACAAAAGCTATCTAAAGAAACAACTACAAAATTAATTCATAAAGACGCTGAAAAATTTAGGGAGAAGAATCCTGAATTAAAAAAAGCAATAGAAACAGTTAGAGAACAAAGAAAGATGAATGTTAAATTAGATTCTGAGGCTGTTGGAGAATATATTAAAAGTTGGGCAACGATGAAAAAAAATCCAGCAATGGTTTCTTCAATGAAATTGGTATCAAAAAATTCTGAATTTTCAATACAAGAATTAAAGGAAATGATTAGTGATGAGAAAAAAGAAAGACAAGAAGAAAGTAAAAAACAAGAAGAACCAAAAAAGAAACCGGAAAACTTTAAAGAAGAAATATTCACATTACTTTTATTAAAAAAGTATGATGAAGCTAATGAATTAATAGTTGAAGAAATAAAAAGAAATAATTATATTTATACTGTAAAAGATGATGTTAAACCAGAAATTTGGATTTATAAAGAAGGAGTTTATGTGCCTCAAGGAAAATGTGAAATAGAAAAACAAGTTAGAAAGCTATTAGGGAAAGCATTCAAAATAAGTTTATCAAATGAAATATTACATAAAATTAAAGCAGATACACAAATAGATATAGATGAATTTTTCAAGACAAATTACATTGATGAAGTTCCTGTGAAGAATGGGATATTAAATATCTTCACTAGAGAATTAAGTTTCTTTGATCCTAAAAAAATATTCTTCAATAAGCTTCCAATAACTTATAATCCTGAAGCAAAATGTCCAATAATAATAAAATTCTTAGAAGATGTTTTAAAATCTAAGGATGATGTTCCAGTTATGTTAGAATTATTTGGTTTTGCAATGTTAAAAGAATATAGATTTGAAAAAGCATTTATGTTTGTAGGTTCAGGAAGAAACGGTAAATCAAAAACAATTGAATTATTAAAACATTTATTAGGAATTGAAAACTGTTGTTCTGTTCCATTATCTCAAATTACTGCAGAGAATACTTCTGTTGAACAATTACATGGAAAGATGGTTAATCTTGCAGGAGATTTAAGTAATGATAGTTTAAAGAAAACAGGAATGTTTAAGCAAACTGTTGGAAGAGATTTAATTTCTGCTAAAAGAAAATATTTAAGAGATTTACCTTTTGTTAATTATGCCAAACATATCTTTGCCTGTAATGAATTACCGAAAGTTTATGATCTTTCTGATGGGTTTTGGACTAAATGGGTATTATTAGAATTTCCATATAAATTTATTACACAAAAAGAATTTGATTCTTTACCAGAAAAAGAAAGAGAAATGAAAAAAATATTAGATACGGATATTATACAAAAAATTACAACAGAAGAAGAAATGAGTGGGCTTCTAAATACGGCATTAGATAATCTCCAACTATTAATTAATAATAAAGATTTTAGTTATTCAAAAGGAACTGCAGATATTAAAGATTTTTGGATAAGACAATCAGATAGTTTTGCAGCATTTTGTATTGATAAAATTATTGGAGATTATAATAATCATATTTCAAAAAAAAATTTGAGAAAAGAATTCAATTTTTATTGTAAAAGAAATAAACTAAAAGGATCTTCAGACAAGGGAATTAAGGCAGCATTAGAGGATAGATATGGTGCTGTTGAATCACAAATAAGGATTGGAGAAGATAGAGAAAGGGTATGGGAAGGAGTGAGGTTTAAAGATGAATAATCTTAAAACACAGGGTACACATGGTATTCTTAAAAGTGTTAATGCTTACAACCTACATAGGGTTTCTAAAACACTATGTTCTCCCTGTTCCCATGCAAATTTTACACATAAAACTTTCACAATTATTAATAAAAAGGAGGTAAAAAGTTAAAATGGAATACCAAGATGAACTAAAAAAACTACAAGAAGGATCTAATTATTGGAAACCAAAAGTTGGACAGTTCAAGGTGAAATCATTGACAGAACTTGAACATGCAGAACCCTATATCAAACAAAAATCTGATGGAACTGCAGAATCACATGAACAAAAGAAAATTCAAATTGTTGTTGGTGGTGAAGAAAAAACCTGGACATTTGGAAAAGGTGCAACACCTGCTTCAACATATGGTCAATTAGTAGAATTAGCAACAAAGAAAGGCAATACATTGAAAGATGTAGAGTTTACTGTAATTGTTAAGTCTGATGGAACTAAGAATGATTATACCATCGTAGCCTTAGATTAAAAATAATACCGCTACAGGGCTGTATATAGCTTATTTAGTGCTTGTAGGATTGGATTGCACCCTACACTTCACATTCACATATCATACTCACTCAACCTTTTCACACTCTTGGTTGGGTGTAAACCTGGAGAGGTTTCGATTATCATCTTTTTCCTCTCCAGGAATTATAATCATGACATTAAGAAAAGGAAAAATACAAAGGCCATGTACTAAATGCGGAAAGCAATTTCCCCCTAGTGGTAGATTTGATAGGATTTGTGATAATTGCAATCCTAAAGGTAAATGGCAAAGAAAACTATTAAAAATGCAAAAGAAGAGAATAAAAGAAAATAAACTAAAAAAACAGGTTTCTGAAGTACCCAAATCTAAGGACTTCAGGGCTTTAAAAGACAAGTTAGAAAAATAGTAGGAGGGTTTATATACTAATACTACTACTACTAATCATGGAAAACAAAACATTAAACAAAATAAAATGTAACTATTGTGGTTATGAATGGATCACAGCATCTAGGATGATTAAAGTATCATGTCCTAGTTGTTTAAATAAAGTTCAAAATAAAAAAACGGAGGAGAAAAAATGATATACACAAAACTGTATAACCTTAGAGTTGCTATAAGAAATGCTTGGAACAGAAATGTTCTAAGAATCTACCAGCAATACTAAGACCAAATAGTGCGGGGTTTTAAACCCCTTTTAATCCCTGCACTTTATATTCAAAATGAAAACAAAATTAAATAAAAAGGTAACCTTAAGAGATATGATTAAACTTTTAAAAAGTTTAGGAATGAAAGAAATTAAAAGAATAACCCTGCAAGAAGATCATGTTTTAGTGGAGTGGAATTAAAATGACTTATGAACAATGTATTTATTGGGGAAAGTGTATTCAGAAGAAGAGAGGTATTTGTACAAGTGGATATGAACAATGTACAATATTTGGAAGAATGAGAGCAATAGATAGAGAAAAGACTTCTACAGGATTAGAAAGATTTATAAGAAGATATGGAGAAGATTGGAGGATGGTTGCAGATGCAAGAGGATGAACCAAGTATGGTTGCAAAATATCATAAGAGAAAAGACCTTGAAGAGGAATATACATTTGATGATAATGATTATCTAGTATTAAAAAATACTTCCCAAAAGGATGAAAATGTGAAATCAAAATGAGAAAACCAAAGAAATTACCTATTGCAATCACAGAAGAAGAGTTCGCAAAACTTATTCAAAACACTAAATATCCACATTGGAAGTTAGCATTTGTATTAGGTTTTGGTGCAGGAATGAGAATCAGCGAGGTGGTTAAGCTTGAAGCAAGAGATGTTAATATGCAGGAGAAGAGTATGTTTATTAGACAAGCTAAAGGATCTAAGGATAGAATAGTTCCAATGCCAAAAGGATTCATGCCAAAACATTTAAAATTTCTTCCAATGAAATGTGGAGCTAGAGCTTTACAATTTGCATTTAATAAATGTTGTAGGAAAGCAGGATTGTTAGAATTAAAACCAGAATTACATTTTCATAGCTTAAGACATGGATTTGCAAATCAATGTGTTTCAAATGGAATGCCAATTCATCATCTTAGAACTTTAATGGGCCATAGCAATATCTCGACGACAAATGTTTATTTAGAATTAAATCCAAAGAATGCTTTGAAGAGTTATGAGGATCTCTTCTGATTTGTTACAAAATGGGAAATGAATTTAATTTAAGTGATAAGATGATTGTACAATTTCCTTTTGAAGGATATTTTGATAAAAAAGATATTCAAAAGTTTATTGATAATTTGAAGATGAGTTTAAAGAAACCAAAAGTAATGACTTTAAATCAAATAATAGGAGAAGTAAATAAATTAGCAGGTTCACAATTCAAATAAAATGGGAACAAATTACTATGCAAGAATAAATATATGTGAACATTGTAAAAGATACAATGAAATTCATATTGGAAAATCTTCTTTTGGTTGGAAGTTTGGAATAGAAATGCATGAAGGATATTATGAAAACTTTGAAAGTTTTATTAATTTTATTAAAAGAAAAGATGTAAAAATATTTGATGAATATGGAAAGGAGATAAGCTCAAAAGATTTACTAATTAAGATAGCTTCAAAATCTAATGACAAAAGCCACTTTGTTGCTTACCCTAAAGATAAATATGAGGATTGTGTAGAAGCTGACTTGCATTCAAGTGGCTTTTCTTGATACAAATAAAATGGGAAATATAAAAGAAAAACAAGATAGATTAAAAAAAATAAATGAATTGATAAAAGAAATAGCTAGTCATGACAGACATTTTTTCTTTAGTAAAACTAATGGAAATATTGCTAGATTTTTTATTAAAGGTAGTAAGATTTATTATGAAGATGAATACGAGAGAAAATCAAAGCAAATAATATTTACTAATGAAGAAGAAGATAATGATTATGGATGGCATCAATTGAAATGGGTAAATCATGGTTCAACTTTAAAATCTCAAATATTTTCATTTGCAAGTTTCATAAGGAATGGGAAGAAAATATATTTAGGTTCTTATCATTGGGGGTATACTTATGATGGTTTAATAAAAATACATCATAAAGCAAAAGACTTAGGGATTTGTTCAGATGCAAGTTTTAGTATATATAAAGGAGATGAAGAAGAAGGAGATAGAGTTTATAGAGAAAAGGAGGAAACTGCGTAATTTAGGTAAAATGGGAAACGATAATTATGCAACAGATGATAAGTTAATGGAAGTATTTGGTAGTTGGTTTGATCCATGTCCTTTAAATGATAATCCTGATTTCAATGGATTAGAGATTGATTGGGAAGATCAAACTTATGTTAATCCTCCTTATTCAAAACCATTACCTTGGGTATTAAAAGCTATTGAAGAAAATAAAAAAGGATATACTATTGCAATGTTATTAAGGATGGATACTTCAACAAGATGGTTTAAAGAACTTCAAGAAGCAGGAGCAATGTTTCTTTGGATTAACGGAAGGTTAAGATTTGGAACTGGGAAACCTGCTCCTTTTCCAAGTATGTTAGTGATATTAAACAAAACTTCCCATAACATAGGAAAGGAGAAATCAAAATGAAGTTAAAAAAGAAAATACCAAAGATTGTATTAGAGTTTGATAATCTTTTTAAAAAGATGTTAGACCATAAAGATAAACTTAGTGATTATAGGGGTTTTAGAAATAAGTTAATGAAGATTGTAGATAAGAGTGCAAAAGCGAAGGAGGATAAAACATGAAAACAATTAAAGAATTAGAAGGAAATATTATACATCCTAATATGCCTATAACAACAGCTAAAATACAAACACTAAAAGATGTGTTGGAGTTGATTGATGAATTAAAGAAAAGTCATGGATTAACTTGGAATGAAGTTCAAGAACTAAAAAAGAGGATAACAGGATGATTTTCTATAAGGTGGAAAATGGGAAGTAAAACAGAAAACAGTCCAAGATGTAATCTTTGTAATGAGATAATCACAAAGTATAAAATGGATTTAAATAATTCAGATAGCATTGAAATTAGAATATTAAATGAAGGATGGAGATTGATTTGTGGAGATTGTGCAAGAGCAATAGCAATTAAAATAATTCATAATTCCTAAATGATACCAAATAGGAAATGACAACTAAAAAAACAAAAGTAATAGAGAAGAATAGTAAATTTGAATATCAAGAGAGTGTTAATGAGTTTGCAGGAATGAGTTTTCATTGTCCAGATTGTGATGCAGAACTTCATATTCATGTTGCTCATGTTGCTATGGAGAAATTAAAAAGAAAATGAAAATACTAAATTTATATGCAGGAATTGGAGGAAATAGAAAACTCTGGGGAGATGAACATGAAGTTACTGCGGTTGAGCTTGATGAGAAGATTGCAGCAGTTTATCAATCTTTATTCCCACAAGACAAGGTAGTAGTGGAAGATGCACATCAATATCTTTTAGATCACTTCCAGGAGTTTGATTTTATCTGGAGTTCTCCACCATGTCCAACCCATTCTGTATGTAATCATTTTCTTCATGCACAAGGAAATGTAAGGTATCCTGATATGTCTTTATGGCAAGAGATAGTTTTTCTTCAGAAATGGTTTAAAGGATTCTGGGTAGTGGAGAATGTTAAAAGCTATTATCCCCCATTATGGCCTCCCAAGTTATTAGATAGGCACTATTTTTGGAGTAATTTTAAGATCTCTGATTTTGAAGTTGAAAGAAATTTTAATATTACTAATGCAAGGGCTTCAACAAGACAAGATAGTAAAGAAGACCTGGTCAATTTAGAAGACTTTCATGGAATAAAATTACCTAGTTTTGTAAAGAATAAAAGATTATTATTAAGAAATTGTGTATATCCTCCATTAGGATTACATATTTTTAATGAAATTCTAACAAAAAGCGAAATGGACAATAAAAATACAAATAAATTTACAAAGGGAAAAAGGAGAATAAAGGAAGATAGTTCCCATTCTCTTACTTTTACGAAATGAATGACATTCTATTATTTTTGATTTGTACAATAATTGTTTTTACCTTATGTAATATTTATGATGTAAAATGGGGTTTTGGTAAAAATTGAAAGACTAACAATAAAAGAAAACATTTATAAATACATAAATGTTATTTATAACATTATGGAAACAAAACCTTATTCTGTTACATTAAATAAAGAGAATGTTGCTAAAGCTAAGGAATTAATTAAAAGAGATGGTGGAAAACTTTCTCCTATATTAAATAATCTTTTAGAAGAATGGTTAGTAGAAAAAGAGCAGAAAAATAAAGAAGAGGAAGAAGAAATTGGGAATGCTGGATGATCTTGGAGTTCCAACAAGTAGTATTCCTAAAATAGATATTGGTGGATTCTTTTCAAATACTTGGGTTTATGTTATTATAATTGTTTTAGTAGGATTATTATTAATTATTGGAATTTGTATATTTTTATTTTTCTTAACTTATAAAAAGAAGATTGTTTTATTTGAAAATATTGCAGGGCAAGGATATCAACCAGTTTTAAAGACGAGGGCGAGGATAATTAAGTTAGGAGTTGGTGGAGAAGAATTATTAAAGACACTTGCTGGTGGGCATTATGTTTCTGCTTATGGAAGAAAGATGGGGAAGAATACTTATTGGTATTGTAAAGGCCAAGATGGTTATTGGTATAATATTGTTTTAGGAGATTTAGATACTAAAAGGGCTATGTTAGATATTGAACCTATTGATAGAGATGTGAGAATGTTTCATGTTGCATTAGATAGACTTTCACATCAAACTTATGATAAAACTTCTTTCATGGAAAAGTATGGTGTTCACATGATGCTATTCTTATTTTTAATAGTTTTAATATTTGGAATGTGGTTTATCGTCGGTAAAATTGGAGATGCTACTGCACCATTAGCTGCAGCAGCAGAGAATACTGTTGATATTCAAGAAGCCAATGATAATACCTTATCTAAATTAGATTCATTAATAAGGGCAATGGGATTTACTCCAAAAGAATTAGAGCCAGTTGGAGTGGGAGGCTCAGGATTAGAACCTGCAACTTAATATGAAAATCTATTTAGAATTAGTTTTTTTTATTTTTCTTCCAATGATTATTTTTATTAGTTGGTATTATTGGAATAGATTGAGTACAAAAAAATTATTAAAAAAATATCAAATTGAAAATGACAAATCAAAAAAAGGAGGAGAAGAATGCAAGGCCATTGAAAGAACAGAACCAAGTTCTGGAGCAACAAGTGAAAGTCCTATTGGACTTACAGAACCTGAAGGACGAGAGTTATTATCGGCAACAAGTTCTGCTGATGATGGAAAGACAAGCAACAGCAACAGAAAGAATGGCAGAGGCATTAGAAAACTCCTCCGAAGAAGAAAGTGAAGAAGAAGTTCCAGAGATAAAACCTAAGGAGGAATAGTTTTATGGACGAGGAATTTAAGTTAGAACCTAAAGATATTTGGAATGCAGTTATATTAATTGCAGTAGGGATAATTCTGGTTATGAGTTATATAATAGTTAGTGAGTTCGTAGGAGCTAAGCAAGGGTGCAATGATCTTGGTGGAGAATTTAAATATAGCTTCCCAGATTATTACTGCGACACCATACCAATCTATAAGTATGAAGATGGTTGGGATTATTCTAGGGAAATTAATTTAAGTAATATTATATTTCCTTAATTAATACTAAGAATAAATCTGATAAGAAATATTAATCCTAAGATAAAACCTATTGCACCCATTGCTAATGCTCCCATGTGCTTCTTTAATCTCTCCTGGAGTGGTTGTTTCTTATCTAATATAGATCTAAGTTGCATTATTCTAACTCCTCTGCATTAAATACTTCTTCTTTATCTTCTACTATCTCCTTTACTTTAACCTCATCCATATCCAAATTTAAAGGATTATTACTATGATGTTTCTGATTACCTTCTACAGGCATACACCCCCCCCTTTTAGCTAATACTTTATACTTACAGTATGTTTTTCTAGAAATTCCTAACATCTTTGCCTTGTTTTCTTGTGTAATCTTAAAAGGAAACTGAAATTGTTCAACTGCATCAATAATCTTTGAGTATATTTTTTCACTTTGCTGTATATGGGTTGCTCTTTCTTCCTCATGTAGTGCAGAGAACAATGACCTCTTTTTGGTATCTATATACTCCTGACCTAATGGATTAAAGTCTGTAAATCTTCCTAACTCATTTCTACTTCTCTTTGGATATTGATAACTATCAAAGTTCTTCTTACCAACTGAATATAACTTCTTCTTAGCATCTTCACCAAAATAAGCAAACCTTCCCCTTTGTAATGAATTGTTTGTATAACAATGTAATAAAAACTTACTTCTTCTTATTGCAATCTGTTTATTTAAGTCAAAGAATGAAGGAAGTATAATAATAAATATCATATTCTTCTGACCAACTACATTAAGTATCTTCATTAATCTTTTCTGTTCCTTTTTCATTGCATCCTTTGAACTAAATACTAAAGAACCTTCATCAACTAATAAAACACTTTTATTTGGAAAAGATTCTATCTTTCTTATTGCATCATCATTATCAACACAAATATTATTTACTGTGAAGTTTCCATCAGATAAATAATAACCAATCGTAATTCCTAATGTGGATTTTCCAACCCTTTCTAATCCATCAAGAAGTATTACTCCATCCCAATTCTTTTTATAAACAATATGTTTTAAAGTATCTAACCTTCTCTTTAAGAACTCATCCATGTAAAATTCATGTTCTTTAAGTTTTAATAAAGTCATTTTAGAATAGTTTTCCTTCACCTTTAGTAGGCATACCCATTCCTCTTTTGTTTTTTATTAATCTTAATTTCTTATCCAATTCAATAAGGTAACCCCTTAATTCTCCATTCTTTCCCATCCCAATAATGTATAATTTTCCTCTAGCATCTTTTCCTTTTATACCAATGTTAGGAATTTGATTTAATATTTTTATAGACTTTTGTTTAATCTCATCAACTTTTTCTTGATCATCTCCTTTAAAACTAAAACATAATTCATTCTCATAAGATTCTAATACTGAAAAAGTATGACTTAAATTCCAACTCATTAATCCTTGTTCAATCATATATTCAATTTTATTTAATCTATCTAAGAAAGCAAAAGCATTATTAAATTCTGCAACATCTTCAGATGCCTTGGGCATAAAAGTATTTTCCATTATAACATTTATAGTATTTTAAACTATTTAAAGATTTCTAATTAGGGAAAAGTATTTAAACTTTAAGTGTGTAACATTGTTACAATGAATAAGTCTTTAGTTGTTTTGGTTGTAGGATTATTATTTATTACTTCTATATTAATTCTAATGGAAGAGAAAGATTCGGAATTAGATTTCAATGGATTAAAAATTAATTCAGAAGATTATAATTCAATAACTGAACCATTACCTGAAGGAAGATTTGTTTTATGTTCTATAAAAGATAACAAGTGTAATGTTATGTTTAAAGGTGGCTTAGAATAAGATGACTAATGGGGTGGCATCAATATTCACTCCAGGAGAGGGATTTCAATCAGTTACTCCCTCTGAATTTAGGGCAAGAACAAACCCTCTTTCTTCTGAAGCAATAACAAGAAGAAGTAGTGGTTCTGGTGCAGGTGCAAGGCAAGGGGGAGGAGATGGTGGGGCTGTTGCAAGAAAAGCTGCACAATTAGAAGCACAACGATTAGCAGAATTAGAAAGGCAAAGATTAGCACAAGAACAAGCCTCAAGAAGAGTAGAGGCACAAAGGTTAGCAGATCAACAACAAAATATAATTAGATTTCAAACTAAATCAACAGGAGGACAACCAATAAGAAATGTTCAACTAGGAAGGGATGTTGCAGAGTTTCAAAGAAGAAGTTTTGAAGAAGCAAAAAGAAAAGGAAGAAGATTAACACAAAAAGAAAAAGTAAAAATTGCAGGAGATGTTAGAACTCCTCAACAAGAAGTAATTAAAACAACTCCTCCAAAAATTGTTCATGGGATAACTGAAGTAAGTAATGTTAAAACATTTAAAGAAAAATTTTTTGAATTACCTGGAGTAAAACAAATCTTTGAATTTGAACAGAAACAAGCAAAACAACCTTCCAGGATTAGTTCATTTATAGAAGGGAAAGCTCCAACAAAAATAAAGGTTATTGATCCTTCAAAAAAAGGATTTAGTTTAACCCAAAAGTTTTTTGAATTTTCAACAAGGGCAGAATTTTATAAACCAGGAGAGTTTGAAAGATTATCTGCAGAAGGAAAAGATCCACAAACAAATACTCTAGGAAATATTATTGTTGGCTCTGCAGATATAATATTTAAAGGACAACTTTTTGCACCATTTTTATCAACAGGTGCAGTAAAGAAAGGAGGGAAAGTTAAACAGAGAACAGAACAAGTTCAGAAAACAAGTGGAGTTAGATTTGATTCCCCAAAAGCAGAAGATGTTGTTGGAAAATTTGAAAGAGTATTTGCAAAAAAAGGGAGAGTAGGATTAGAAAAAGAATTAATTAAAACTTTCAAAGAATTAAAAACAGAAGAAAGTAGAAAAGGATTTGCAGAATTAACAAAGGTTCTATTAAAAAAAGATTTAATTAGGCCCCCTTCTGTTAGAGTTACACCAGCACCAATAGTAAGAACTTCTTTTCCTTCACCTCCTAAAATAGAATTAATTTTTGATATACGAACAATAAATGCACCGGCATTAACTCCTTCTCAATTAGGCAGTTCTTTAGGTGCAGGATCTATATTTGATAAAGATGCTCCTCCAATTCAAAGAACAGATGAAATTAGTTTAGCAAAAATAATAAATCCTCCAACTTCTAATTTTCAACAGAAAACTTCTGTAGTAGCTCTTTCTTCATTACTTCAACAATCAGGACAAAAACAAAAAGCAGATACTTTAACAAAACAAATTCAACAACAAATACCTAGACAAAGATTAGATACTTCTCAACCACAACTTCAAATTCAATTACCAAAATTAAAAACCCTTCAAAGAACAAAACAGCAACAAGTTGTTAGTTTTCCAAGAATCCCTAAGATAACTAAACCTCCTAAAATCCCAAAAATAATTCCATTCAAATTCCCTAGAGCATCTAAACCTTCTAAACAATCTTCAGGAAAATTCCAAGTATTAGGAAGAAGATTTGGAAAGTTTAAGATCGTTGGAACTGCAAGAACAGAAAGAGGAGCATTTGCATTAGGAAAAAGATTTGCAGGAACAACATTAGGAGTAACATTTAAAGTTCCTAAATCTAAGATAAGTAAACTTCCTGGATTTAGAACTAAAACCACAGGCAAGGGAACATTATTTATAGAACCAAGAGGCAAAAGATTAAAGAAAAAAGGAAAGGAAGTACAAGAGATACAGATATTTAAACAAGCTAAGAAGAAAAAGAAGAAGGGAGGTAAGAAAAAATAATGACATTCGGAAGAAAAAAGATATTAGATTTAAGACCAAAAGAAATTGCTAAGAAAATAATAGCAAAGAATAAAAGGTTAAGAGTAGAAGCTAAAAAAGCAAAGAAACTAATATAAAATGGAAGAAGATTACAACGAGGTTGCAGAACAAGTTGGTGTTCATCAAGCAGTTCAACAAGGACAGCTAGTTAATAACCAATCACAACAAATGCAATACCAAATGGAAGATGTAGAAAAGAACTTAGCAGAAGCTCAATTAGATTGTGAAGAAACATTAACAAAAATATATCACTTATTAAAACAAGATACACTTAAACCAAGTAAAGAAGGAGTTTTAGAATGGGTTTCTATTAAAGATAGTAAAAAAAGAGTTCTTACCGAAGAAGGTGTAGATAAAATTATGCAGATTATGAATGGTTATATTAACAAGGAAACATTACTTTCTAACTTTGATGATAAAATGATTGCAAGAAGAATGTTAAAGTTTTGTTTAGCACTTAATGCTTTAATGTTTATGAAGTATGAAATATATTTTAGAACACCTACATTAGAAGAATGTCAAGAGATATTACAATCAAGAATAGATGAAAAAGTTAAAAGAAAGAGAATGAATTTACAATTAATGAATAAAGAATTTGATGAAGAACAAATAAAACAATCAGTATTAAAAGAAATAGAACCACAAATTGAATATGAAATACAGAAAATAAAGCAAGAACAAACTAAATTAAACCTAAGAGAATTTGAAATGATATTCACACAGCTAGAAGCATTAGTTGAGGCAACACATAACAGGGCATGGAAGGGGGAGGAAAGAGGAAGTTTAAGAAGACACTTTAATATCTCTGAAGTGATTGGAGGAAGAACAAATCAATTACCAGAAAAGAAAGGATTTTGGGGAGGAAGATGATGGTAGAAAATAGAACAATAACAATATTAGTAATAGGAATGGTTTCATTAATAGTTGGAATTATAATTGCTTTTACTTTGGTACAGAATGTTCGTGGAATTTATGAGGATGTTGATCCTGATACAACTGAAAGTGCAACACAAAGTATATTAACAAATTCTTTAGCAATTTTATCTCCAGTTGCACAAGGATTTATTAGTGGAACATCATCTGCAACAGCAACAAATGATTCATGGATGGAATTTGATGGGGTTAATGATGGGATAGATGGAACATTTAATTTAGATACTAATTTATCAAAAGGATTTTCAATTTCAATATGGATGAAAACTACTGAAGATGATGATAACGATTTAAGGGATTTGATTAATATAGATAATCTTACAGGAAATTTTCCAGAAATCTCTTTAATTACTAGAAACCAATCTGGAAATAAACAACAAGCTACATTAAGAATAAGAGGAAATTCAACTTGTGATTTATTTTCATTTACTACCAGAACCAATTCTATAGCCGATAACAATTGGCATAATCTTATAGGCGTTTATAATGGAACTGGAGTGAATTTGTATTTTGATTCAACATTAAATGCAACTAGAGTCCTTACACAAATGAGTTCTGGGTGCGAGGATTTATTTAAAGAACAAGAAATAGCAAGTTTTAATGTTATGGATATAGGTGATGACTCTGCAAATTATAATGGTGCGATGGATGAATTGAGATATTATAATACAACCTTATCAGTAGGAAACATAACTCAAATCTACAACTCAGGCAGACAAGCAAACTCATCACTACCTTCTGAGGGGTTAGTATTATGGTATAGTTTTAATGAGAATTCAGGACAAACAATTTATGATAAATCAGGAAATGGTAACAATGGAATTTAATAAAATATGTATTTTAATAATGTTCTTAGGAGCAATAATGTTATTATTAGTAGCACCTTTTGTTTCAGCGAAAGGAATGATAGATTTAGAACCTGCACAAGTTAATTTAGCACAAGTTTTAGATAAAGAATATATTGTAAAAGAAAGTGGAGCATATTTTAAAGATTTAAAACAAGATATTCCAATAGTTTGGATTGATAAAAAAGTAGGAACAACATATCATGTTGATAGTATAAAGGATTTTGATAAAGAAGAAAATGAATCAGTAACCTTAGAATTCTTTTATGATATTCAACCAGATTGGATCGCACACTATGCTCACTCAGGAAAGTTTGATAGATATTATTTCCCAACACAATGGGAATGGGAATCTAATTGTCCAACAGAAGATACTTGTGATGGTGGATGGGTAACCTTTGAAGTATATAATATAGAAGAAGGAACAGGAAGTTCAACTTTTCCTATTGGAATAACAGGACCAACTTGGGCAAGAGATGGAGAGTTTTATGGGGAGTTTAATGGGGAGAGTAGTAATATTAATACAAGTTCAAATATTAATTTATCAACAGGGTTTACCTTTTCAGTTTGGGCCAATTCTAATTCTTTAGATACCGATAATGGGTTTTCTAGAAGGATTTTTAGAGGGAACAACAATTTTAGACCTTTTTTAGGAGTTCATACAACAGGGGTTTTTGAATTTAATGTAGCCAATAGTTCTGGAACTCAAGCAGAAATACTTACAAGTAGTGTTTCAACTAATACTTGGTATCATCTTATTGGAACTTATAATTCTACATCTAATAATTTTACAGTTTATTTAAATGGAATATTTAATAATACTGAATTGTTAATAGGAGGTATTGATGATTATAATAACAGTAATCTTGTTTTAGGACTAGCAAGTTTTAGTCAAGGGAGATTTGATGGTTTAATAGATGAAGCATTAGCATATAATATAAGTTTTACTCCTGAACAAGCACTAACACTTTACAACAACTACACATTAACATCATTAGGACCAAAACGAACAGGAACTCCAAGCACAACTGGTTTAGTATTAGATATAAACTTTGATGATTTTTCAGTTGCAGATGTTTCAGGACAAGCCAATCATGGAACAAATACAAATGTAAGTTTTGGAGTAGTTGAAGATATTAATATTACTTTAATTGAAGATACTGATTATTCAATTTCAGGAGATACTTTAACAATAATTAATCAAAATTTAGTATGGACAGGAATGGATGTTAGTTGGAATTACTTACAGAATACAGGAACACAAAATGCTTTGAATAGATTAGAAAATAACTTCACAGCAGGTGTAGATAATGTATCTTCTAAGATCCCAACAATATTTACTATTGCTGCAATAATTCTAATACTAACTATCTTACTTTTATTAATTGTAGTATTTAAAAAACTATCTTCAGTTGGGGAGTTATAATGAAAAGATGTTTAATCTTATTAACAATTTTATTAATCCTACCCTTAGTTAGTTCTTTAGACTTCCCACATCATAAACAAGATACAACCCTAGAATTTTCTATAACTTCTAACAATGGAACACAATGTAATTTAACTAAAATTAATTCTCCTTATGGAATTATAACTATTAATCAAATAGGAACTAAATCCTTCCAAACATTTAACTTTAGTATTAATGGAGCAAACTATTCTGAATATGGAACTTACTGTCATAATTTAGAATGTACTGATAGTGTTAAGATTGTAAGTGGGGAAAAATGTTATGAGATAAATTACTTTGGAAAGGAATTAACTTCTTCACAAGCTACAATTTATTTAGGGTTATTAGGAATTTTAATTTTTGCCTTATTTGCAATTTTCTTTGGGATGGGTTTTCTTCCTAAAGAAAATACTAAAGATGAACAAGGAAGAATACTTCAAGTGAATTACTTAAAACATTTTAGATTAGTTCTATGGTTATTTGCTTACTTCTTATTAATTGCAATAATGTATCTCTCTTCAAATGTTGCTTTTGCATTCCTTCCTGCACAATTATTTGCTAAAGTTTTATTTGCTATATTTGTAGTGTTAATGGCAGTTTCTCCAGTAGTAATTCTAGTATTAGGAATAAGTTTCTTTGTTAAATTCTTCCATGATAAAGAGTTTCAAAATATGTTAAATAGAGGGATCTTTCCAGGACAACAATTATAATGGCAAATATGAATCTTCCAAGAACAGAAATAATGAGGGTAGATGCAGAATTTAAAAAATACATTCAAAATTTAAGTAGGTTTAAATCTAACCAAGAAAAAACAGATATTAAATGTCCAAGAATAACTAAGGCAATGTTTAATCAATTTATGAAATATCCAGAATTAGAAAAAGAAATTAAAACAAGGGTGTTAAAATGAAATTAAGAAACATAATTAAAAAAGAAAGAAGAATGAATAAAAAGGCTGCAATTGGAATTATATTCTTTTTTATAATCTTAATACTTATTTTAGTTGTAGGTTTTATTTCTGTAATGGTTTGGAGTGTAGTAGATATTGCAAGTGATGAAATTACTCCAATCATGTTAGAGTTAGGGATGGTAGGGGAAACCAATCTTTCAGAAGTAGCAGATATAACTTTTGGTGTAGCAAATAGTTTTGTTCAAGCATTACCTTGGATAGTTGCAATAGGATATGTTCTAGCATTAATATTTACATTAGTATTTGTTTTAGTTGTTGGATTCAATCCCCATCCAGCATTCATAGGATTATATTTAGCACTAATGATTTTATTAGTATTCTTATGTATAATTATGAGTAATATGTATCAAGATATATATACTGGAACAGATGAAGTTGCCACAAGATTACAAGAACAAACTACAATGAGTTATTTAATCTTACATTCTCCATTTATCATGGCACTAATTGCAATCATTGGTGGAATCATAATGTTTACAAGACAAGCTAATACTGAAGGAGGGGGAGGGGCATTTGGCATATAAAATGGTAATTTTAACACATAAAAAGCACACAGGAAGCCATACAATAAAAATAATGTTATTTTGTATAGTAATGCTTATGTCAATTTCACTTATTTCTGCCTTTGAATTTGATAATATTCAAAACATTAAGGAAACTATTGGGAAAGCTGGATATAAAGATATTGAGATTAAAAATGCTTTTGGATTAGGAGAAACCCTATGGAGTGGAACTTTAGATTCTAATACAAATACTTGTGGAATTAATTGTGAAGCAATACAAACTATAACTTTGCATGAAGATGGAAGTTTAATTGATGATGTAATATTTAAAACATTAAAAGAAGATGAAAGTTGGAAAGAAGAATCTATTATAAGTTATAACCTTCAAATAAAAATAGGAGAAGAATCTTATGAAGTTGATGATTATGAATCTCAATGTTCTAAATTACTTCATATAAATGGATCAATGTATCAAAGTTGTGAACAAGTTCAAACTGGAAGTCATACAGAATATAATTATGAATGGGAAGATTATATTATTGGAACTGAATTAGAAGCAGGAATTTATGAAGTTAAATTAAGTGGAAAGAAAAAAATGAGTAGAACTGTTGATTGGATTTATAAAACTCAGGGAGAAACTTTAAATGAATGGGCTACTTGGGAAGGTAGTAATTTAGGAGTTGGACTTATAAGTTATTATAAATTAGATGATAATTTAGCAACTACAAATGTTATAGATATAGGTGGAACAAATAATGGAACTGCTTCTGCTAATACCAATACTTTAGATGCTACTGGAATATTAGGAACTGCTTTCGATTTTAATAATGCAGAAGAAGTAGATTTAAATGCTGTAGTTTTACCTTTAACTGGGCCATTAACATTTAATCACTGGGTTAAGTTTAGTACAACTGGAAGTCAAATAAGTATTGAACAAAATAATGGGGGAGCAGGAAGATTAATATTTTATCCTTATAGGGATGGAAAAATTGCTCTTCAAGTTGATACTGATAGAATTATAGATTATACAATAGATATTTCAAATAATGATTGGCATATGCTTACTATAAGAAGAAACTCAACTGATGATTGGAGTTTATGGATGAATGGAGTTCATACAATTTCTGCAAATGAAAATGCAGCTTTAGAAAATACTCCTACTTTTATTTCTGATGATGGTGCAGAAGATATGGAAGGATTAATAGATGAAGTAGGGTTTTGGAATATTGCTTTAACAGCACAACAAATAGAAGATTTGTGGAATGGTTCAACAGGATTAAATTTTGTAGGAGAAGGTTTTGGAGTTACCTTAAATTCTCCTGATGATTTAGATAGTTTATCTGCAAATAATATTGATTTCAATGGAACAGCTATAATATTTGGAGGAGATAGTTTAGTTAATATGAGTTTATGGCATAATGGAACCGGAACTTGGGAAAGAAACCAAACAGAACTTTTAACAGGAACTATTAATAGCACAATATTTAATTCAGATTTTATAGATGGAACTTATTTATGGAATATTGAATCTTGTAATGATAATGGAGAATGTGTTTTTGCACCTGCAAATAGAACTTTTACAGTAGATACTACCTTCCCAAAAATTACAATTAACAATCCAACATCGATTGTAGATTTTGGAATCTTAGGGAGAAATGAAACACTAAATTGGAGTGTTAGTGATGTTGATTTAGATAGTGTTTGGTTTGGATATAATGGAACTAATACAAGTTTATTTGGAGCAAGTAATACTACTAAATTTTTATTAACAAACACCCCTCATAATCTAACATTTTGGGCAAATGATAGTTTAGGAAATACTAATTCAAGTTTTATATCCTGGAATTATAGTTTATTTCAAACAGCAGAATCATTTGTAACATCTACAGTTTCTGGAGCAGTAAATCCATTTACACTAAATATTACTACTAATGGAACACCAATAACCATTGTATATTTAAATTATAATGGAACTACAAGTTTAGCATCAATCTCTTCTAGTGGTAATGATTTTATTATAACAAAAAACCAAATATCCCCTGTAGTTTCAGTATCAAAAGAAGTTCCTTTTTTCTGGAATATAACCCAACAGGGAGGAGGAACTAAATTAACTGATACACAAAATCAAACAGTTGATCCTATTCAAATTAACAAAACTTGTGGTGCAGGTTCTTCTGTAATATATAACTTTACTATTTCAGATGAAATAACCCAAGCAAAACTTGTGGGTGCAACAGAAAATACTTCTGTTAAAATAGATTTAGATTTATACACTTCTGATAGGGCATTAAAATTATTAGATTCTTTTAATGAGTATTCTGAATTAAATTCTGCAGCAATATGTATTAATAATAATTTAAGTGGAGGAGAACAATATAATTTAGATTTACAAGTTCAATATGGTGCAACTGCTTATTCTTCTGAGTTTTATAATATAGAAAGAGCCACACTTAATTCAAGCACACTTTCACAAAATATAACTTTATATGATTTACCAACTGCAAACACACAGAAATTTAAATTAAGAGTTAGAGATACTTCTTTCTTACCTATTGATGGTGCTTTAATAAAAATACAAAGGAAGTATATTGAGAATGGAACTTTCTTCACAACAGAAATTCCAAAGGCAGATGAAGGAGGAATAAGTTCTGCTTCATTACAAGTTAATGATATAATCTATAACTTCTTTATATTTGATGCAGGAGAATTAATTGCTTCATTTACAAATGTAAGAGCAGTTTGTCAAACACCATTAGTATCACAATGTGAAATAGATTTCAATGCTTTTCAATCAGAAATAACTATTCCTAATTTTGAAGAAGGAGATGATTTTAATTTTACATTAGGCTTTAATGAAACTTCAAGATTAGTTTCAACACAATTTATAATCCCTAGTGGAGAACCCTCAACAGTTCAATTAATTGTAATTAGAGAAGATACATTAGGAACTGCAGTTTGTTCAGATACTTTAACTTCTTCTGCAGGAACATTAACTTGTACTGTTCCTGCTAGTTTTGGGAATGCTACAGTTCTTGCTAAGTTATTTAAAGATGATGAAGAACAAGGAAAAGGGAATATTAAGTTAGATCAAAAATCCTCAGATATTTTTGCAGGGGTTCTAGTTTTCCTTTCAGTATTAGTTATGATGACTTTAGTTGGAGTAGGAGTTTCAGATAATCCAGTAGTTACTGGGGTATTTTTGTTTGTAGGAGTAATATTATTATTCGGAATAAACTTAGTGAATAATACTGGATTTATTGGAGCAACAGCAACAATACTATTCTTTGCAATAGCCATTATATTAGTAATAATAAAAGCAGCGAGGAGATCTTAATGGGAAGTCAGATAACATTAACAATGTCTTTAGTATTTATAGCATTATTCTCAATAGCAATAATGGGATTTGCTATTGGATTTGCAAATGATAATGATGCTGTAATTAGTGTTGCAGATGATTCAGAAATTGATACTTTTTATTCAGATACGAGGAGTGATTTAACTACTGCAAAGTCAGATAGTGAAGGAACTTATGCTTCTATTATAGATACTACTGTTGAACCTGGAAGTGATGTTGCACAATCTGCAGGGCCATTTGCAGTTAATGTAAAGAATGTTGTTGGAGTTGGAAAAAATGTTATTAAAGTTCCTTATCAGAAAATATTTGGAAGTGGAGCAGGATTTGGAATATTTTTCACAATCTTTGGTGCAGTAATATTATTCTTATTCGGATTATATTTATATAAAACTTTAAGAGGAAATCCATAATGGCATATTTATATAATTTACCCAATGCAACATCAGGAGCAGATACAATCTTATCACAAACTACAAATGTATTCCCCGCATTTACTCCATTAATATTATTCTTTGTATTTGGAGTTGTATTCCTTGGTGGAATTGCAAGACAAAGAGTAAAAACAGGAACAGCAGATTACTCTGCTTGGGCAATAATTGCATCAATGGCAACATTACTTCCAGCATTATTATTCTCAGTAAGTGCAGGATTTATTAGATTAGATTGGCTAATAATAGTTGTATCTTTGAATTTATTATCTGCCGTATGGTTTTTTATGGATAGAAAGATAAGTGAAGTCTAGTTGTAACAGAAACAAAAACTGCTGTAACAATGTTACATTACAAATAAAAAGGACAAATACTTCTGATTATCATTAACTTTAATACTATTATTATTGTAAGGAGGTATAAAATATGTTTAATCAAAAAAAAGCTCAGACAGGTGGTTTAATTACTAGCTTAGTCTTTGGAATTGCTTCATTAGTTATTGGAGTAATAATTGCTTTTGTAATAGTTTCAACTTTAACAGGTGCAGGATTATTAACTGGAACTTACCAATCATCAGCAGGAAATTTAAGTTCTAATTTCACAGCAGGTGTAGATCAAGTATCAGCTAAAATTCCAACAGTATTACTTGTTGCAGCTATCGTTCTAATCTTAGGTGTTCTAGCTATCTTAGTTGGAGTATGGCAAAAGATGAGAATAGGTGG